CCACCAAGGCAATCATGTCCATGAGGTCTTCGCGTTTACCGCGACCGGAGAGGTTGGGTTCAGTTAATAGAGGCATAGTATTGAGTTGTTAATCTACGAAACCTTTGGCTTTGAGCAGGTCAGAAAACAGCTTTGAGTCACCGTTGTTTCTAGCGAAGCTATCAAACACCTTTTTGCCATTGTCCTTAACCACAGGCGCGGCCTTGATTGCGGGTTGGCTTGGTGCTCGCTTGATAGGCTTGGGTGCTGCTGCCTGTTTCCCATGCATGTTTTGGTATGCTTGGAGTCCCAGAACAACAATCCCCGCGATGTGTTTGTAGTCTGCTCTTTTGGCCCGAATCTCTGGGAAGTCCCTCAACACCTGCTGGGCGGTCTGATACTCTTTCGTAGAAGGGTCTTTCCACCATGGGAACTCCTTCACCGTCTGAGCTTCAGCTTCTCGCTCAACTAGCAGATATTGTCTTCGTGCTGGCAACTCCAGTTCCCTGCGCCGGAGCGCAAGTTTCTTCATTTGCCGCACTTGGGATTCATCCACGTCAGCTTCTTCGCCATTAGGCAGTTGAATAACGCCGCCGTCTGGATTCTCCTCGCACCACATCAGCACCTCAGTAGCTTTTCTCCACTCTGCGTCCACCTGCTCGACACTTGCGAGCTTGGCAACTGCATCAGAGATATTCTCCTGCTTTGCGACCTGGGCTGGAGCCTGACTGAGCTTGCTCTCAAGCTCCGTGAGTTTCTCCTTATAGGCTTGCGCTTCAGCAAGGGCAGCTTTCTTAGCGGCAACTAACTTGTTAATTCGCTTTTGAACGCCCTTGGACACATCGTCGCTGGATTCTTCGGATTCTTCTTCCGATTCTTCCTGCGTTTCAAATTCGGATTCTTCAGCTTCGGCTTCTTCAGCCTGCGGCTCTTCCTCCTCCTCTGCCGATTGCTCCTCTTGAGCGGGAGCTTTTGCTTGTCCCTCGTCGGAAAGGAACGTGTCTTTGATCATCGCACTAAGCGAATACTCATCGAGCAAACCGACTTGTTCCGCAGAACTTTCTTCCCCCTGCGACTGCGACACAGGTTGTGTTTCATCTTGTGGCATGCTGTTTTATTGCGGTGCAAGAACCGCTATCATTAACCAAGTCTGTTTGTTGTTGCCCAGACTAGCAGGCAATTAACCGCACTATGCGGTCAAATCTGTATCTGTCAACCCTCTTTTTTTAAGAGCTTCCTCTCTAAACCATAGCAAAGTTTCCTTGAGACCATTAGCCCCGTCCGCTCGTCCAGCAGCGTGTGTTCTGGCTTCTCCAGCGGTATTCCTGTCGATTGCAGAGAAAACTTCACGCTCAATATACGAGTCAACTACAGCCAAAATATTGTCCCATAGCTTGTTCTCGCCAGTAAAGCTAAACGCTAGTGCTTGTTCTTCGGTCATGCTGTTGTATTTTGGTTTGTGCCTGTGCTAACTAGCGCAGGGATAAGGTTTGCGCTCTGGTTGAGGAAAAGCATGTTTCGTGTTGGAACTGAGAGCTTGCTAGGCGAGCGGTACGGTCTGCCCTGTAGGAACTGCTTCCACCTTGGGAGTTGTTCGTACTCCTTTAGCTTGCTGTTGTATTCCTCCAGGTTCTGCTTGTACTTCAGAATAGGCTTGGCGTTCTTGATTTGTGTCCTGAGTGCTCTTTTTGCCTCTGTGGAATACTCGCTCATCGCTTCCTCTGGATTCTCCATGCTGGCAAGATTCATTACTAGGTCGTTGAACTTCTGCGGGTCTAGCCGCTCGCCCATGTTTCTGTAGTACTCTCTTTGAATCTTCGTAAGCCCCAAGGCAAGGTGTCCTTCATCTCCCATGTAGCCTGCGTCCCTTGAGGAGATTTTGCCTGTCTCCATTTTGAACGGAGCAACGGAGTGCATTACTTCGTGTTCAATTGTCCCTGCATATCTCTCTGGCAGGTTTTCCACAATTGAACGCATGTTCATTTCTTGGTCAATTAGGTCATTGGCTCTTGCGTGCTGCTCTCTTTCTGATTCTTGCAAATACCCTCCGCTTTGCTGTTTGATGTAATCCGTTGGCACTGGTATCGCCGCGACATTTGTTTCTGGATCGTAGTGTGCAACTGTGCCTAATCTTGCAAAGCGGACTGGCACTTGCTGTGACATCGCGTCATAGTATGCCTGTGGAACAACGAACGGATAATCCTCTGGGCTTGTCTCGCGTTTCTGTTGTGCTTCCAGTGCATACTGCCGTGCTGCTGCCATCTGCTCTTCTAGAGCAGAGCCGTAGTATCTCTGAGCAAGCTCCAGCGGCGAAATGGAACCTCCGCTCCTGATTTCTGGCGGTAGTCCATACGGGTCTTCTGCCGTCGTTTTGTTCTCTAGGTACGCTTGCCGTGTTCGCTCTATTGCCTGCGTAACCCTGCTTAAGAAGTCTTCCTTTGTGGCAGGTTTTGGCATTACGCAGGGCGGTTTACTTGGTTCACTCCCAATCTCCCAATCTGAGCGTTTTGCTGTTGCATGAGGCTCATCTGGATGTTCTTCACATAGTTCTCAAACAGAGCCTTGAAGTTCTCGTCCTGCTGCAATGCCGCTTGCGCTTTCGGATTCTTTGACATGATGTCCTGCACGAACTGCATTTTGGTCTGTGCGGCTGGATCGTTCTCAGCGTAAATGGCCTCGTTGCCTAGCAGCATGTTGGCAATGTCGCTCTGCACGTCCTTGTACATCTGCTGGCTTGCTTGCGCTTGATTCACAATAAGCTGGTTCGCCACCTCTGGAGCCACGGCTTGCAACATCATCTTGGTTAAGGCGTTCTTATCAATTGCACCACCAGCAGCCATTTGGCTAATGGTCTGCAAGAACTGAATCTTCTTCTGGATGAAGTCAGGGTTCATGTCCTGCACATCAAACCGAATGTTGATATCGAACTCGTTGTGGATAGACGCCAAGTTCTGTGGGATTTGCATTCCGCCAGTAATTGCAGCAATCTCTTCTGGTAAGAGGAACTGAGCGCACAGAGCAAACACTTGCCGGAACACGCCTCTCCAACTCATAAGCCAGTTGTTCACGAGCAACTGCTGCAGCGTCTGCGTTCTCACGGGGTTCACAAGCTCATGCGATACTCCAAAGTACGCGCAGTGCCGCATCTCTACGGCTTTAATCAGGTTGAATGCTGTGTTCGGCTCCCGTGCCGGAGGCTCCATCCATGTGTAATCGTCCCGCTGCGTCACGGGCAGTTGCACCCCTGGGCCCACCTTGTTGATGGCTCCGATGCGCTTGACCACCTTGATGGGAGGCAACGTTGCGAACGCCGTATAATCGCGGATAGAGTCGTGCTGCGCCTTAATCTCGTCCTGATCGGTCATTGCCAACTCAGGAATCCCGCGACTATCTGCAATGGCTCTGCGGAGCTGTTCTCTGCGGAACTCCACGAAGGGATACTCGCCATGCGCGTAGTCCAGCTTCTCGTAGATAGCCCAGCTTGCGTCATCCTCGCGCCTGTTGCTTGCAGCCTGCGGACAGAACACGGTGTAGTAAATGCAGGGAGCCTTGCCGTCCAGGCTCTTCTGGTACGCATACACCACCTCAACCATGTTGTTGTAGTTGACCCCGTTGTAGACGAGCATCGTCGTTGTTGGGAGCAGGTTGATGTTGTAGAGCGTGCTGCTTTTGCCAATCTGCTGGAGTGCTCTTTCAACCCAGTTGGGATCCCAACCGTCAGTGGTGATTTTCTCGCGCAGCTCCACTTCGCTCATCCACGTTCTGCGGAAGATGACCCTGCTCCTTTGCAAGTCTGCTGTCTCAGGCGGGAAAATGATTTCGTCCCAAGGCTTGAGAGCTTGCACGGTTGGCAAGTTGCGAGACACATATTCTTCGTCGTATGAAGTTTCGCCTGTCTCAGATAACTCCTTGACCATGCGCTTGCATTCGGAGAGGTCAATCCCCAGGGCAGCTTGCACGATGGACGCTGCTACGTCCGGCTGCTCCATAATCAGCATGGGAAGCTGCGCTAACTGCTCGCTGCCTGCTTGCTGCGCTAGCACCATGATTTGCTCCAATGAAATAGACTGCGGACGCTTACTGATGTGCTGCTCCCAGCCAACGTAGAATGCTGTCCAACCGTACTGAAGGGCGTATTGCGCTGCTAGCTCTGCTTCTTTGCGAAGCTCGTTCGCCATCTTGTTGTCCCTAACCCACTGCATTAGGGTGTAGGCTACGTTTGATAGCCCTAAATCTTGCAGGTTGGACGCTTGCGCTTTTATGTCTGAGCGTTGAAAAGCTGTAACTAGCAGTGCGGATAGTTCGTTGCAGGTGCTGTCCACAAGCCGGAGCCTAACATCGCTTGCGCCCTCGAAGGGCCACGCTGGATTGCCTTCTTCACGCCATTTGCTCCACTTTTTGCCGTCATCTGTCTGTCCAGACCACCTGCAAAAGCGGATGTTATCGAACTTGGTCGCCAAGTTGCCTTGGCTTGAGTTCACCATGGAGCGGTTATACTCGTCCAGAAGGTCGCCAATATCGGGCGTTGCTCCTGCAATCGCTAGTGGATCTTTGTCGTAAGTCATTAGTACGCTCCTGCAAATTTTTGTCCCGCCTTCATAAGCTCATCCGTCGCATCCGAATGCTGCGGGTTCATCATTACCAAATATCCTAGTGCGTCAATAGGGTCTTTACTAGCTCCTTTTTGCCCGTCTGCGCCTGTCCACTCCCGAAGCGAGTAAATCAGGTTCTGACACGTCTCATGCACCATAAGCCTTGGATGGTTCACCCCTTCTTCTAGGGGTTTTTCCCTGTCGTAACATAGCAGGTCGTTAATGATGAGCACACGCTCATCCACACTGGCCGAAGCTGCGGGGATAAAGTATGTCGGTATCTCAGCGTCTGCTAGCATATCAAGCAGCGTAACCCCGCCTTCTTTCGTCATAGCGGCTGTTCCAGCACTTCTTGGGTCGATATATCGCTCTGCTATCTCTTCTTTGTCCTTGTCGTTAATCTCAAGCGA